GCATCATTCCAAGAGTTGATCCGATCATAGCCACCAATAGTTTCAGATGACATTGGCGCGGTTGACGCATCAAGGTAAAGCAGACCAGTTGACAGCGGTTGCTTGACAAATTTTCTAACAGGATAAACAAGTACGTCGGAAAGTTTCGTGACGTTTTCTGCTTTTTGTTCAGGCGTGACCTGCCCAAGCGCAGCTGTTGAACCAATGGGAAGATCAGGGTTGTTTGTTTGGCCGAGTGCCAAAATACCAGTTGCAACATCGCCAAGTGCGTTACCAGCACCAGCAACAATATCCTGCCACGCCACTATTCCCACCCACCAATTTTTGAAGCAAGGTCATAATGCTCAGCATCGCCCATTGGCAGGTGTGCAAAATCCCAAGCAACAGCAATATCTTGAAGCCCAACAGCTTCGGCGTATAATGCGAACCGATCAAAAAAATCCATTACGAGAAAGTTTTCAGGTATTGAACAATGTTTCTGAGTGTCTGTGAAGATTCAGACATATTTGCCCTTGCCTCGATAATCGACAGATAGGGCAGTATTTTCTGAATATCGTCCGGTGAAGAAATTGGTTGCGGTGTTGGGCCTGGGCCTGGGCCAAGTGGGGCACCAGCAGTGATCGGCTCATCGGGGCGCTCAGTTGGATCCGTAAGGGGCGTAATGCCCTGACCTAGACTGACAGGCGCGGAAGGGGGGGTTGGGCCGTTAGAGGGCATCACAGGGCTTCCTGCGGGCATAGAGCCTTGAGCCATCTGAGCACCACCCTGAATATCACGCATCTCTTGACGCTCGCCATAGTAGGCGGCAGGAACTTCACGAACAGGTTGACCGGGGCCACCATCAGTACGTTGCGACAGCGACCCCGGCCCTGAAACAGGAGCAGGATTGCTAGGCTTTCTGTAACCACCTTGCTCTGCCATGTTTCACCTCAATCAAAATAGAACTAATTTAGTAAACCTTGCCCTTGCGAACCGGCTTAGCCTTAACGGGCTTACCAGCCTTGAACGGCTTGGGCTTACGAACGGGCTTAACCGGCCCCATCCCTGGCATCAGTAACTGGCCCGACGGGGGCCGGACTTGCTCATCCCAGGCTTCTTGGCGGCAGCAGCCTTCTTGGGAGCGGCCTTTGTGGCAGCAGCCTTCTTAACCAAAGAACCCTTGGTCATTGAAGCAGGCTTCTTGAGAGCGCCAATTCCCAAGTCCTTGTAGTACACCTTCATTGCCTTTTCAATCGCTGGCACGCTGTACGCTCTGTCGTTCAACCGATTAAAACCGGCCTTCTTGAAAGCAGCATTTAATTTTGCTTCGGCTTGCGTCTTTGAACCCGTACCCTTTGACGGCATCTACTTAACCTTCCGCTTGTCGTTGTTACCAATACCAGGAACCTGAACCCCAGCCTGGGTTACGCTTGGGCCAGGCGTGCTCTTATCCGTGTCAGTGGCCATACCGGCCTTAATTGGTTGCGCTGTATTGACCGGCGCAGCGGTGCCCTGAGAGCCGAAGCTCGGCATCTTCTTAGCCATATTGTATCCTATCTTGTTACGCCGGTTGGCGACGAACGACGCTGGCCGAAAGGTTCGGTGCGCCAGAAGCAGACAAACCAGCAAGGAGAGTCTGCATATCTGGACGACCACCAGGAGCCATACCCGCTTGACCAGGTGCGACACCCTGAGGTAGTCCGGTTTCTTGCATACCAGGTGGCATACCAGAAGGTGTCCCCTCAGGGGCAGGCATACCGGGAGAGCCAAGTTCGTTAGGCATCTGCTGACCGGCTACACCTGCTTCCGTCTGAGGGGAAGGCGGTGGTGGTGGCGGAGCAAAAGCATCCGCAATCGCAGTCTCAATCGGAGTACCGTTCTTACGGGCTTCAATGATTGAGGCAAGCTTAGTAACAACATCAGTGGGGTCTTGCCCCTGGGCAGCCATAGCAGGAATGGACTGCACATAAGCAGCAACACCCTGGAACCCTGCCTCACGCAGACGCTCCACATCAATGAGTTCTTCCTCAGTCTTAACATTCATTGAGTTAGGCAAGTTGCGTCGAACAAACGACTTGGAAACAAGGTCAGCACCCAAAGCCTGCAACGACCAAACCAATGCGCGGTTAGGATCAAGACCAGCCATCAAACCGTAAGTTACCTCAACACCAGTCTCAGTTCCGATGTCGCGCTGAGGAACATACTTGATGGTGTAAGGATTACCATTCTGCTGTCCCTTGATTTCCTTGCTATCAAGGGGGAACAACATGGTGTCAAGTTCGAAACACATTTGTATAACTTCAACAAACGTGTCAGCAAGAACGTCCTGTGCGGTTTTGATTTGGGTGTCAAAGCCACCCATGAGTGCTTGTACGCCGCGACCTGTGATGATGCTTGCGTCAATGTTTCCTTGGCGGCCTTCGGGGTAGCGTGCCCCGTTTCGCATTTCTTGGTCTAGGGATTGTGCTTGGGCGAACGCGGACTGTGGCATTTCGATTGGCGCACGGCGCACGTTTTGTGGTTCACGGGTGCGGATGATTGCGTCCCCACCGATGGGGAAGTGTTGAATATCCGATGGTACGAACAGTGGGGCTTCAACAGCTTTGTGGGCTGCTTCAAGTGAGAGTAGCGCAAACTTCGCACGAGCCATCTGTACCCAAAGCACATCATCAAATTGTCCACGTTGTTGACCGTCGAAGGAAGGCTTGCGGGCCACCACAACAGGACAACGCCCTAGTGGGTTGTTTGTTTGTGCGAGGATCAGGTTTGCTCGTTCAGGGACGAACATGATTTCTTGCTTGTCATCCACCCAACGAACCACTTCAAGCATTGTGTCACCGGGGGTGTACTGGCCCTGGTTCTTGTTTTTTAGTTTGTCGGAGTACTCAGGGAACATTGCACAAAGTTCAGATGTGGGTTTTAGGAAGCGTCGGGCGAAGGCGGTGCAGTTCCCCCAACGGTCAAACTCTGGGTACGAACCCATTGGATCTTCAACCGTGATGTGTGGTCGGCGGTCTTTGAAGTTTGGTTCAACACGGAAAGGTAGGAAACCGTAGGTAATGTACTGGTCTGCACCAGCATACATTTCGCGGCCAAGCTTCGAGGCGGATATGTAGTGGTTGGCAATGATGGTGCGCTTGTCGGCCTTGGTTCGTTTATTGTCGTCGGTCATGTTGTTTTGTGAACATGAGAACGTGGGCAGTGGTGCGATCACTTCTGAAAGGTCACGGGCAACGGTGTCAATGAAGTTGGCAACAATTGGCTTGGGCCATTCCGATGGGAACAAACCTGGAAAGGCTTCTTCGTAGTTGCCCCCACGAACCGAGGCAACCTTATTCATTCGGCCATCGCGTTCAGCGTAACGAGACTTGAGCACGTCAAAGCGTCGGCGGATATCGCTCTCCGCGTATTGTGCCATTGTCGCATCAGCCATTAGATCACCATTTCATTTCGGGTTGCCGCCCACTCGTTCAAGTCAATAACAGCTCGTTGACTCATGCTCCGTGGAGACGAGTAAGGGTTCTTTGTGAACCAGTTCATATCACTGGTTGTTTGCCCAATGATTGCCCTGGCTGAAAGTTCGCAGAACCACAACGCCATCACAAGGTCAGTCTTGTTACGGGTCTTGGGTTGCCACGAAACCAGTTGCTCAACTAGGGCCTTCAAACCCTCAGTGCCTTCAACGAGGGGAAGTTCGATAAGGTTGTCACCCATTGATCGAGCGACACGGTTCTTATCACTAGCAGTTTCGATAGTGCCGAACAGGGTTGACATACTTGCCACACCAAAACCCTCATCCCACTTGTTGATGCGGGACGTGTAGTGGGGTTTGATAACGCAACCACGGGAGTTCAAATACTTGTTCAAGTTTTCATCGTGAACCAGATACAACTGGAAAGCGTTGGACTCAATGACCCATTCCTGCGGACGGTACCTATCCGTCCAAGAAGTAACAAGGTCATAAATCTTGGATGGGGTGGCACCACTCATGCGGGCCGCGTCAAGGATGTAACGCTTACCTGACTGACGATCCACTGCCATAGCAATAGCGGCAGTGTCTTTGTCAGCTGCGGGGTCTAGCCCGCAAATAATGTAGAAACCCTCGGGGTGTGCTGGGTGTCCAGCGGCCTGCCCGTTCAGTGGCCCCACCTTACGCATACCGTTTACGCTTCCGCGAACAGCAGCAGGGTGGAAGATTGCATCCTCAGAAACATCTTGTTGCTGGTACACCATAGACCAGATGCGGGGGCCAACAGCGCCACGCACGTTGTCAAGGTGGGGGCCATCCCAGCGACGGAACAAACCATCCTCGTCAGGTTCCTCACCCTCAGACCCCTCGAAAGGAACCTCGGCCTTAGGCCACAAGGTCAACCAGTCCTCAGAGTTACCGCCACCATAATCCAACACAGCGGGTTGTGAGAAACGCGTCCAAGGTGAGACACCAGAAACGTAGTGGTCACCGTTCATAAGTTGTTGATACAGGTCAATGGGCGCAACGCGCGTACCAATAACCAGCAGTTTGCCCGTGGGGGCCAGTCGGGAACTAACCTCAATACGAAGCCAGTCCATGTGCTTTTCCCACTCAGCCGCGTTAGCCAACACCACCGCGTCATCAATAATAATTAGGTCAGCACGGGCACCATAGATCTGCCCACCAATACCAATGGCCTGAACCGTTGGATCTTTCTCCTGACCATCCCGCTCCTCACCACCCAAATAGATTTGGTTGGCAGTCCACGAGTCAGCAGTTTTCTTAAAACCACCCTCAGGGCTAAAGTTGGCTTGCAACTTCGCGTACGCTGGGTGCGTCAGTCGCTGCTTGATACCGTACAAGAACTGTTGCGCCATCTTCTGTGTCTTAGACACAAGGATCACGCGGGTGTCAGGGTTCTTACAAATCCGGTACACCACATAGTCAATAGAAACCGTCTGCGACTTCGCGTGGGCAGGTGGGGTGTTAATCAAAATACGGCTGGCTTGACCTGGTTGGTACTCAATGGCCGGATGAAACAACTCCGGCTCTCGGCCCTCAAGCAGATCGATCCAGCCCTGCTGGTGGGGGTAAGTTTCCCGGTTGAGGAACGTGCGTCGAAATGACGCGAAATCCCCAACAGGTTCCCTACCCGTAGTTTTTACTTCTTTAAGAACAGCACGAGCGTTATCCACATCCCGCTTAAACTCTGGGTAGTCGCGGCGTGAAGCCTCATACCAAGACAGCGACCTACCAACCTTCGCCAAAGCGGTAGGGTTAGTGGCACCAGTAGCAACCTCGGCAAGGAACAACCGGCGGGCCTCATTGGGGGAAAGATCCGAACCAGGCTTACGCCCCGAACGACCCTTCTTACCCTCAGCCATCAGTTACCACTTCACCTTATTGGCCCAGTAGGCAGCGGAAAGCGTACCCTTATCAATGTTAGCCTTATGGCGGGCCTTGAAAGAAGCCCTACGAGCAGCATCAGACTTCGACTCACCAGCTTTCTTAGGTGAACCAGACACGCCCTGCTGACCGAAACGAATAGTTTTGATCTGATCCCCAGACTTAGCCACAACAACATGCGACTTCGTGGGATGGTTTGGGGTGCGCTTAGGCTTATTG